CAAAAAGATCTTGGTACTGATTATTGGGCGGATCCTAAAGCACGTTTGGAAGCGATCAAAGACAAAAACGGACAAGTGAGTACAGGTTGGCCGGCACTTGATAGAAAATTATTTGGTGGGTTCAATAGAGGAGAACTGAATATATTTGCAGGTGGGTCTGGGTCTGGTAAGAGTTTGTTTTTGGCAAACTTGGGTGTAAACTGGGCATTGGCTGGATTGAATGTAATTTACTTAACATTTGAACTTTCAGAGAACTTGGTTAGTATGCGTGTAGATTCAATGACTACAGATATTCCAAGCAGAGACATTTTCAAAAGTATAGATGATGTTGAAATGAAAGTTAAAATGATTGGCAAAAAGTCGGGTGCCTTTCAAGTTAAGTATATGCCAACAGGTAAAAATGCAAATGATATTAGAAGTTTCTTAAAAGAATATGAAATCAAAACAGGCAAAAAAGTAGATGTATTGCTTGTAGATTATTTAGATTTGATGAGTCCTATTGCATCTCGTATTAGTGCTGAAAACTTATTTGTCAAAGACAAGTATGTATCAGAAGAACTACGTAACTTAGCTATGGAACTAAACACACTTTTTGTTACAGCATCGCAGTTGAATAGAAGTTCGGTAGAAGAGATTGAGTTTGATCACTCGCACATATCAGGCGGTATTAGTAAGATCAATACAGCAGATAATTTGATTGGTATCTTTACAAGCAGAGCTATGAGAGAACGTGGACGTTATCAAATACAGTTAATGAAGACACGTAGCAGTAGTGGTGTAGGACAAAAGATTGATCTAGAGTTTGATGTAGACAGTTTGCGTATTAGAGACTTAGGTGAAGATGAAGAATATCAAGAGTTTCAGAAACGCAAGTCAACTGTATTTGATCAAATCAAACGTGGTAACAGTATAGATGCTACAGAAACAAAACAAGATCCAAGCGAGGGTGATACAGTGGGCAAGATTAAAGCACAAACAGATTCGACCAAGCTAAGATCATTTATAAATAATCTAGGTGGAGATAATGTGTAATGTTAATGAAACTACAGCCACATATAGTATCTGAAATAGTCGCAGACGATCCTGTACGTCCTCATATAAGTGCGATATGGAGGACAAGATCAGGCAGAGAAGTTTATGGATTCTACGAAGACGAATCAGCAGAAAATCTTAGAGCTGTAATATGTGTTGCATATACAGACGAAGTTCCTACATGCGAACGTGATTTAGGCTGGCCTGGCACAGATGTAGCAGTATTCTACACGGTGTGGAGTTACGACAAGGGAGCCGGTAGAGATATAGTCAACAGTGTTGCAGAACATATTAAAAAAACTAATCCGTATATAAAACGTTATGTCACACTCAGTCCGTTAACAGAGATGGCTAAACGATTCCATTTACGCAATGGTGCAAAGTTTATAGGCAAACACGTTGCCTGTCAAAACTTTGAATATACCTTGTAGGACATGACGAAAGAAGATAAAATCTGTGTGCATGCATGGAAAGGACTATATGTTACCCCTCTTAGCGAAGCTGGCATGTGTTGTATACAATTTCCTCTGCTTAACAAAATAGATTCTCAAACAGATGTAAAAAATATTCGTAAGCAAGAAGAATGGAACAGTGTGCGTGAAAGTATGCTGAGAGGTGAAGAACACCCATCTTGTCAATCATGTTGGGCTGTTGAAAAAGAAAAAAACGTTAACAGTTATAGACAAAGTTTTAACACTGTGTATCCTAAAGAATACGAACGTATCAAACAGCTGAATTCAGATAAATTGTATGACGATAAACTTATGTTTATTGACATAAGACAAACCAATGTGTGTAACATGAAATGCCTTAGCTGTGGTCCGGTTTATAGTAGTCTATGGGGTGTTGAAGAATACAAACGCAACAATGGATTAACATATAGTAATGGTGAGCCTTATGATAAAAAGTTTTCTAAGAATGGTGTTGTATGTGTAGAAAACGATCAGTTTGAAGATTACATACTTGATAATATAGATCATGTTGTGCAAATATATTTTGCAGGTGGAGAACCAATGCTGAATCCTTTGCATTGGAAAATACTAGAAAAATTAGATCGATTACAAAGATACGATACTCATATTTTCTATAACACTAATCTTTTAAAATTAAGCTATAACGGTAAACATATATATGACTATTGGAATAAATTTACCAACTGGTCTGCTGGTTGTAGTGTAGACGCAGTAGGTGCCAGAGCTGAATATGTACGCACAGGAACTAAATGGCCAACAATAGACAAACATATAAAAGAACTACAATTCAAATATCCACAAGTATGTCACATAGATACAACTGTATCAGCTCTCAGTGTGGGAGGACTCAAAGACCTGATCATCTACTGTAGAGATCAAAACATCAAACAGCGTTGGAGTAACACAATAGTCAAACCTGATCATCTACGTTTGGACATACTACCACGAGACTATAGGCAACATATCTATCATGATATAGAAAAGATGTTTGAAGATCATACGGAAAAAATTTATCCTTTAAAGTTTGATTGGGCAGGAACACTGAGACATTTCAAAGTTGCTATGCTAGATTCTGATGCAACAGATGATGTAAAGTATGAATTCAAACGTTTCATAGAAAGCAAAGATAAACTTAGAAACACAGACATCTTCTCAAGCTGTCCTGAGTTTAAAGATCTATGGCCAAAGATTTAGTCACCAGGAAAATCTATTTGCTAAATATCTTGCGTTAGAAATAACGTTAGGCAACAAACCAGCAAAGAGGCTAACAATGGCAACAGATTTAGAAAACATACAAAGGTTATTAGACAGATTTAAAAGGCCTATTCCATCCGAAGACAACTATCAAACTCGTTTAGTTGAAGAATTTGAGCTCATTCTCTCTCAACGTTTCACTGATTACTTCCTACGAATTTGTGACATTATAGACTTAACCAAGGACCTCACACATATGACACGTGGGTCAGCAGGTTCAAGCCTAGTTTGCTACCTATTGGGCATCACTGATGTGGACCCAATAGAATGGAAGATACCTGTGGCACGGTTTATGAATCCCTTTAGGGATGATCTACCGGACGTGGATATAGACTTTGAACATCATCGACAGACAGAAGTCATGGAAAGGATATTCCGCAAATGGCCAGGCAAAACCGCACGACTGTCAAACTATGTTACATACAAAGAAAAGAGTGCAAGGCGCGAGGCTGCCAAACGCCTCGGTGCCACAGGTAATCTCCCACGCGGATTTACATATGAATCAGTGGGTGTTGATCCTAAAGAAGCAAAAAGAATAGAACGCAAACTAATGGGCAAGAAGAGAGCCATATCAAAACACTGTGGCGGTGTGATAATGTTTGATCGCCAGTTGCCCAAAAGTCTTATATCAAAAGACAATCAGATACTGTTAGACAAACATGAAGTAGAAGATCTTGAACATCTCAAAGTAGATGTGCTAGCCAATAGAGGACTGAGCCAACTGCTTGAAGTAGATCCTTACACAGCATTGGCTGATTACCCACGCACAGACGACCGTACAAGCGCCTTGTTATCCAGAGGTGATGTACTTGGCGTAACACAGGGAGAATCACCTGCCATGCGTAGACTGTTTCGAGCCATACAGCCTAAGAGTGTTGAAGACTGTGTGTTTGCAACAGCATTGGTAAGACCTGTTGCTATGAGTGGTCGACAGAAAGCAGCCATGTTCCAAGACTGGTCTACAGAAGCTGTACAGGACACTGTGGTGTTTGAAGATGACGCTATCGACATAATAGCAGATATTATTGATGTTGATATGTACGAAGCAGATATGTATCGCAGAGCATTTGCTAAAAAGAATGATGAAAAAATTATGGAATTCGTTGAAAGAATCGGTTACCATCCTAAGAAGCAACAAGCAATGGCCGCACTACAGGAACTATCCGGTTTCGGACTATGCAGGGCACACGCTGTTAATCTTGGACGTCTTATATGGGCACTCGCATATCAAAAGGCACACAACCCTAAACAGTTCTGGCAAGCAAACCTAAAACACTGTGAAGGATCCTACAGAGGTTGGGTGTATCAATGTGAAGCACACAGACTGGACATACCCACCAAGAGTGGTTGGTGGTGGTATGGCTTTCCACGTTCCATGGGTGTACGTCAACAATGGTTAGATCGTGTAGAGTTTGCAGGTGTGATAGCCAACGGCCGAGTGTTTCGAGGCAAGAACGGAAGGTGGGTAACCTTTCTCACTCTGGGCACTGACTATGGTGAATACATAGATGTGGTTGTACAAAAGCCCATATCATATCGTGACGGAGATGTTGTTGCAGGTGCAGGCCGTGTGAAACATCAGAACAATTCAGACTATATAGAATCATCCGCTGTGTCAGCATACACATTTTCAGAGTGGCGCTAGTATCGACTGCGATCACGTTGCCCTATGCTCTTGGAAATTTACTAGCCCACCATTTTAAATAATTGGTAACAGGATTAGCCAAGTACCAACCTACATCTTTATAGGTGCTGAACTTTGCTTTGAGCATTTCTTTGTTAAGGTTATCCCAGTCGCTATAGTATCCTCTGGATTGATTCCTAGCAAGAATAGCCTTGGCTTTCTTACCTGCATACTTACCCACAAAGTCTCCCACATTAATTAGATAGTAGTTAACACAGTCTACTATGACTTCGTTGTCACCATGTGATGGATCAGGCCAACCTGTTTTGTACGTGTCCATAAATTTTTCAACATCATCCTTGCGACCAAGATCCTGTACTTCTGAGCTGTGATGTATCTTGTAGTCGCCCACAGGTATCATCATGTGATTTACACCAAACGGAGCTCTAGTGCCAGCATGTGGTTCAAGTGTTGCCCATACAGGATTGCTTATGCCCAATGCTTTTATTACACCTTCCTGAGCAGGGTTTTTCTCGTTGCCGTTATAGACTCTGTTTTCCTGGGGAGTAACCTTTACAACAAATCTCAGCATGTTGTTGGGAATATCTTTTACCTGTCTATACATTATAGGCTTGTTGCCCATTTGATCACAGATGTCTGCAACCACACCAACACGATTGATCATGTGTTGCATGTCATTTGGATTTTGCATGTCCTCTTTAAACTGGTAGTATCGCATGTGTGTACTTATGCCTAGACGGCGTGTACAACAGCCGCGAAGCGGTTCCGCTCCAAAAAGCCGTGAAACGGTTAAAGCAGATTTTACGAAGCTACGAAGTAGTTTGCGGTGCGGTTTTCCCATGGCCAGTAACTGTATAGCTAACTGTGTTGTACTGTGTGTTTTGAGTGTATCGCCATTGTAGACTATTTGCGCCTTGACGTAATGTATGTTAAATAACGATTTGGAATTATAGATGTCTTTTGTGTGTAGACTGAGTCACACACTCACAGTGTAAGAGGGGTTCATATGCACTGCACAGTATACTCTTTTGAGTTGCTCAATGCTAATACTGCTAGTGTGCGATCCTGTGCTGACTCAAATACAAGTGTTGTTGAGTCTGGTTGTGTACACGATATACGATTGTGTGTGTATAGATTAAGCAGTGCTGTTTGTGTTGTAATGTCACAGTATACATCTATAGGTCCAGGACCTATTAT